GCACGCCAGAGGATGTAATTGATGGTCAAGTACGTCCCCGCCGTTCCATCGCCAGCGGTCGCCGTCACGTCGAGGTATCGCTTGCGTCCCCGCAAGTCGATCTCGAAAGCGAAGGTCTTGTTGTCGTCGGTCGCCGATGGCAGAGCCGACGCACTGCCATTGATGCCGTTCGACGTGCCATAGACCAAGCCGGTCACGTCGGCAAAGCTGCCGTCGGTGTCGGACTCGCCCACCTTCAACGCGGTCATCGCGATATCAGTGGCACCGAGCGTGGCCAGAATGGTGATGTAGTCGTACCCCTGGGTGTCAACGCTGGCGGTCGTGTAACTCGCGTTATCGACGATCAGCCCCGGGGGAGTGATGGTGCCGAACTTGAAGTTCTGTGCGTGAATCATGCTTTCAGTCTCCTTACGATCCGGGGGTAGACAGCATGATGACGGGACCAGCCACCGAGGCGGTCCCCTTCTCATGCACATTCAGGTCGAAACGCTGGGTCCCGCGAATCGCGAGTTGGTCGAACTCGAAGTACCGCGAGGGATCGACCGCAATCTCGATGCCGCGACGGGTGCCCATCGTGGCCGCAAGCCGCAGGTCGCCGAGGTACGCCAGCCCATCCGTCGAGGTCTGCGCCGTGGTGGTCGAGTTCATCACCTGGGCGATGACGACAGGGAAGCCCAAGAACTGGAACGGAGCACCGCCCGCCACCTGGGCAACGGTGTTACCGCCAGCGGCTTCGGCCAGCCGGAGCATCGAGTTGGCCCAGCCCACGCGGGAGACGTACCACGCGGCATTGGCCACCGCGTACTGAGGCAGCTTGCCGACCATCGCCTCGAAGTCTTCGAGGTCGAGGGTGCTGAACGCCGTGTTGCCGGTCGCCGCAGTGACCTTGCCGCCAGCAGCGACAGCCGCCTTGAGCCCGACCACGCCGCCGTAGGTGCTCGTGCCGTCCCCGTTGAACAAGCACTCGTCCTCCTTGTCGGCGAACGCGTAGGCAATCTCGCTGGCGAGGTCATCGGCAATCGAGATAATGGCGTCCTCGGCCACCTCGCTCGACATCTTGCAGAGGACCGCCAGCTTGCGGGCCGACAAAGACACAGCGTCCCAGCCCTTGTCGCTCGCGGTGATCTCGGCATTCTCGTTGACGAAGTAAGCCGTCACGCCCGAAGCACGCCGGGGGATAACCACCGAGTCGCTCGCCATCGGCATCACCCGCACCGAGCGACGCGCCACGCCGCGCTCTTCGCGAAGATCGATGATGGTTGACTCCAGCACCTCGGGCACCAGGTAGCCGCCGAGGCTGTTGGTGGTCGTGGTCAGCGGGGAGGTACCGCGAACCTCGATCCCGTGATCGTGGCACCACTGAGCCGCACGGGCATTCCCGCCGATGGTCGCCAGCAACCATTGGCCGGTAGCATGCGCCCGCTCCTCAGCCGACACACCACCCTCAGCGCGGAAGTTCCGCACGCGGGCAGACCGCAGCAGCCGGGGAGCCGCGACAGTCTTCTCGACCGGCACCAGCACAGCCGGGGCAGCCGGGGTCGTCTTGCGTCCCTCGGGAGTCTGGAGGCTGGCCTTATCGGCGATCAGCTTGACCAGCCGTTGCTCTTCGACGTGGGCAGCATCGGCAGCCGCCATCGCCGCGAGGTACGACTTGTTCTCTTCCTCGGTGACCGCACGGGCCTCAGCCCCGGCCTTGGTAACGATGGTCTCGGCCTCGGCCAGAGACGCAGCCCGCTTCTCGCGGGTCTTGTTCAGCAACTCTTCGAGCATGTCGCTCTCCTTTGAAAAGAGTCAGCGACTGTCCGAACGTGCGGGCATCGGTCGCCGACAGGGTGCAAAACACACACCTGCTGGCAATCGTGATGCCCGACTTAGGCCGGGATATCTCGACTGCTCACGCTCCCTTGGGCGGTCGTGTGACCGGTGCCAAGGTCGCGGAAGGTATCAATGTGACGATCCTACCACCGAGGCAGAGACCGTCAACGCCAAATCTAATTGGACTTCAGAGCCTTGGCCTTGGCAGTGCTCCAGTCGCGGGCAGCATCTCCGCCCCACAGTTGCCAGGCGACATACCCGGGGGTCTCTTCGCCACTCTTGTCCCATCCGGCCTGACGGTCGGTCGCATGCCTGGCGAACCACGCCGACATCTCAATCACATGATCGGGAGTCAGTGCCTCACGCCGGGAGATGATCCCCGCCCTCCGCACTGTCTCGGGCTTCAGTCCGTCCCCTGACCGCCCGGCTTCATGCAGCCTGAGCCCCTCACGAGCCGCCGCAGCCATTCCAGCCGTTGGGCGAGTAGACACAGCCGCCCGACTCTCCGAGACCGTCAGCCGATCCCACAGAGCGTCCAGAGATGGAGCCTGCTGGGCTGCCTGAGCACGGGCCAAGGATCGCAACGCAACCTCAGTCGCACGATACGCCGGGTACGTCACCGCCGACACGTCGAGCAGATCGACCGCGAGCAGGTCCCGCACCTGGCCGCCGCTCTCCTGTCGCCAGTTGTCGCGCCGGGTGATGAACCCAAACGACATCTGGGAGAGATCGCCACGCCGAATCTTGGGGACGATGCGTTGAACGTCCGGGTCGCTCGGGTCGAGGTCCGCATCAATCACGAGTCCCCGCGAGTCTTCCTTGAGACGCAGCGTCCCCGAGGTAGTGCGGGCCAGCGGGAGCCCCTCGTGATTCAAGAGGAACCGCACGTCGGCACCTTGGGCGAGGCTATCGCGGAATGCTCCTGGGCGGATGACTTCGCGGAAGGTGCCGTTGTTCCCCGGCAGTTGCTCCGACAGCGAATTGAAGACCGCTGCGTAACCCCGCAACGTTAGCTTGCCCGTCTCGCCCTCGGCCCGCAGTTCGAGACCCTCGGCGACCAGTGCCCGTTCTTCACGTTCCATTGCAGACCTCCCGAGAGAATGACCGAATCGCTTCCAAGTTCCACCCGCTTACCGTGTTCTCGACCATCGCGGGGAGCAGGTCCGCAGTCGCCTTGCCTGCCACTTCGAGCAACGATTCCCGCCGCTGTCGGATGTGTTGTTCGACGATAGCCGCAGTGTCGAGTTGCCGACCGGTCGCCAGCGTGTACGCTCGCACGATTGGGCCGAGGGTCTCAACCAATGCCGACCGATGATCGGTGTAGAACTCATCGAGCCACGCAAGAAACTTCGCGGGCTTCTTCGCCGCGCTCATGGCCTGAAGGGCTTCCTTGTTCGACAGCTTGCCCATGGCACCCGCCAAGACTTCCACGAATGCAGCCCTGATCTGCTCGTTTTGTGGCGGGTCGGTGTCGTCCTCGTCATCCACGACCAGCGTCTGGCTTGCGACCGGTGCAGTCTTCGGGGTCGCCGCCATCGCCATCGAGATCGGCACCATGTTTCCATTGACCAGGTACGCATCGCCTTCATCACCAGGGATTGGGTCCATGCCTTCCTCATCTCGGATCTCGTTGGCACTCATCCACCCATTCTGTCGGGCCACAGCATACGCCGCGAATCGGCTTTGACGGTCTGCCAGTGACAGGTCGTCAATGTCGAGCTCGGTGTAGTGGGTCGCCTTCTCGGTGCCCGTCAGCAGTCGCCGTTGCGCCTCCTGCTCCATCGCCACCGTGATCGGCCTGATCGTGTACGTCAGGTACTCCAGGCTCTGGTGCTCGATGTTCCCGAAGGTCGCCCGGCTCAAGTCTCGCAACAAGTGCGGGGGCAGGTTGAACCAGCGGGCTACCTCGGTTAGCTGGAACTGCCGCTGCTCGATGAGTTGCGTATCGGTCGCCGACATCTGGATGGCTTGGAACTCCATCCCCTCCTGCAAGACTGCAATCCGCCCGGCGTTGTTCGCTCCCCTGTGCAGTGCCTCCCACTCGCCCCGAATGTTCGCCCTCGCGTCTGCGGTCAGCTTGTTGGGGTGCCTGAGAATCCCGCCAGGCTGTGCGCCGTTGGCGAAGCTGCTGGCCGAATACTTCTCGATCCCCAGCGTAAGCCCAATGGAGTCCTTCGCTCGATGCACCAGCCCACGCCCGACCACGCCATCGCCAGCCATCAGCGGGACATGATAGATGTTGGCCGCTGGCAACTCTGCCTCGATCTGCCCCGTCTCATTGCGGACGCGGTACATCAGCCCGCCGCCGTTGCGGTGGATCTCGACTCGCCCGGGATGGATCGGCCACAACGACACGGGCCGACCCGCACCGTCTCGCTCGATCTCGGCGATCATGTTCCCATGCAGGTAGTACGATGTGAGCATCGCCACCCGCCACGAGAACGCCGTCATCTCGGGATTCGGTTCGCGGTCCAGCAGGTACGCCAGCGGATGGTCGTAGAGCTCGACATCGGACTCCCCGCGTCGCTCGTAGACCTCCCACTGAATCTGGCCGATGGTCTCGGCGATGATCCGGATGGCAGCGAACACCGCCGACGATGTGAGAACCGTCGATTCGTTGACCGGCACCCCGGCAGCGGATCGGGAGAGCAGTGCGTCGGCCACCTGCTGCGGCATCGCACGCGATGACGGCGCGATCCACTGGGCAAGACTCCGACGGACATTCGCCAGCATCGTCATAGCAACAGGCTCCCCGAAGTCTCGTAAACCGACCCGCTCTGCATCTCCGCCATCGCCAGCCCTAACGACATGATCGTCGTTACCACTCCGTCGATTTTGTCTGCCGACCGATGCTTACTCGGGCGGATGTTGTCATTGTTATCCCTGAATGCCGCGACGTTCCCGACCATCCACCGCAGCACCGGGTCGCCATCATGCTTGATTGTCGCGTTCCCGACCCGTCGCTCGAACTCCTTCGAGGGTGCCGCGAACGAGCCGATATTCTGGCGGAATTCTCGCAGTTTGTCTTCGGGAAAGCCAGACTGAACGAGCATCTGTGCCATCGCCCGAGCCGGTCCCCACGGGTCGTAGGCCAGCACCTGAAGATCGAAACGCTCCATCAGTTCGATGATGTCATCAACGATCACGCGATAATCGGTAACGTCGCCCTCGGTCTGCCTAATGAGCCCCTGCTTGCCCCAGTTCTCGACGGTTACGCGATCCGCCCGGGCCTTGATGTCACGCGGTGTCTGAGGCATCCAGTAGCGGTTGTAGACGTGGTAGTCGTTGTCACGCCGGAACAGCAGCGAGAGGGAGTTGATGTCGCGGGTCGATGCAAGATCGAGGGATGCCCAGCACGGTTCGCCCGCGAACTCATCGAGTGTAATGTCGGACTGGCACTTATCCCACGCATCAAGCTGAATCCAGCGGATGGCCTGCTGGGTCCACTGATTGAGGTAGAGATTGCGGAATACGTTCTCATGGGCCGGATTGTGTTGGGCCGCTGTGCATTCTTCGCGGAGGAACTCTAGACTCACCGACACGCCGAGATTAGGGTTCGCCTTCCGCCACACCTCCTCGCTCTTCCAGTCGTCCTGTTCATCGGCCCCGAAGATGACAGCGTAGAACGTCGGGTCCGCTTCAGGATTCGCGATTGCGGCCTTCGCCCGCTGGTGCATCTCCCAGCAGATCGAGGAGCGATCATGCCCCGCCGTTGTGATGGCCACTACGAGTGGTTGCCGTCGAGCACCGCGACCGGACAGCATGGCATCCCAGAGGAGACGATTGGGCTGCACATGCAACTCGTCGAAGATGATGCCGTGCGGGCTGAGACCGTGGCCCTTGTAATCGTCCGCACTACATGCCTCGTACCACCCGCCGTTCGCTCGGGCTCTAATCTGGTACTGCCGCAGTTCGGCCTTGTCCTTGAGTGGCTGGCTTCCACGCTCGACCATCGCCCGCGCCGCATTAAACACGATGCGTGCCTGGTCACGGTCCCCCGCACATGAGTAGACCTGTGGTCGTTGTTCCTTGTCGCAGAGCAACAGGTAGAGAGCGATGCCTGCCGCGAAACTCGACTTGCCGTTCTTTCGTGGTACCTCGATGTAGGCGATGCGATATCGACGCGTGCCATCGTCACGCAGCCAACCGAAGATGTCTCGCACAATCTTCCGCTGCCACGCCTCAAGCGCGAACGGCTTCCCTGCCTTCTCGCCTTCGACGAAGGTCAAGAGTTGAGAGAAGAATCGTTCGGCCCGCGTCGCGGTCTCTTCGCAGAATCGGTACGCCATCAGTCGAGCAGATCGGCCCCTGGGTGCGAGATGGTCACGTTGACAGTCTTGGATTCTGACGCTGAGTTCTGCCCGTTCATCGACACCAACACCTTCGCGGCGTTGATGCGTGCCCGGTCATCGTGCGCCTCAGACAATGCGATCATCGCCATCGCGCCGGGGAGTTGTGCGAGCACATGCTCGGGGATGTCCCATCTGTTGCGGATGGCCTGCTGAATGAGGCGCAAATCGCTCGATGCCGTCCTGTCACTTATGGCAGTTGCCCCAATCGTGGGCACCGCTGCCAGTTCATTGTCACCTGCCATTGTGGCTCCCCTCCCAACCGGCCCGACCGGCCCAGACTGCCAAATCCCCCCAACCCCCCCGCCGAGGGGAGTTTTGGGTGTCAAAAATATGTAGCCGATA